AACAAATTTCCAGAATTTTGTAAAGTAGGCATAAATGCCAGAGCCTTTAATTGATCGGTTAAATTGTAGTCTTCATTGATCTTGCGAATATCATAAGGATTTCTATCATAGGCTTGAATAGGAATAGACAGTCCACTTAAATATTGGATACCAGTATTTTGAGAATATTTGGACAACCATCTCCAACCAGACCAATCGCCTTGTGCTTGTATCGATTTATCCCAATCACTATATTCGGTTAATGTTGGAGTGTATGGATCATCTAAATAGAAATCTAATCCTTGTGGATTGATATAAAATTTGTCAATGATGGTTTTGCTAGAAATATCTACGCAATAAACTTTGTTCTCAATACTGTGTAATACGTAAACTCTGTTGAGCGGTGTTCCTGCAATACCTTCTAAAGCTTGCACATCAGCATTCGAAGCAAAATCAACCCAATCAGGAACATTACTATTACTAGAAATTTGCAACGAAGTTGTTGATCCTGTTTGGTTGTCAATATGAGTAACATAGTTATAACCATGAGTATACCAAATATTAAAATTAGAATCTATAGTAATATATCCTGGATTGTCTATTCCCGTAAAGGCACTTAAAAGCGATCCATTAGTTGAACGTTTTTCTACTCGTCCATAACTTCCATACATATGAGGAACAGTAACCCAAATATTACCATTATGATCACTAACCAAATCTTGGGGAGTGGAGCAAACAGGAAAGGTAATAGTAGTCAACAATCCTCCATGCTCATTGTACTTGATTAAATACCCACTAGCAAAATGAGAATAACTAACCCAAACATTATCGTCTTTGTCTGTTTCAATACAGGTAGGCTCTAAAATATTCACATCAGCTCCTGCTGAAAGAGGATAATATGCAGTATCAGCAAAGAAAGATACATTAACAGGCAAAGCATATCCCGTAGAAGATAATGGAGTAGTGGCAAACATGAAATCTCCATATTTGTCAAACTTTAACACACTTAATGTATCATATAATGTTACCCAAAAATTTAATTTACTATCTAAAGAAATACTTGCAGGAGTAACTTGTCCACTAACCAAGTAATTCAAACTATTTTGTCTAACGACTTGATTGAAATCAATTGTACATAATGTTTGGGTATTGCTGCTTATCAAGTATCCTTTGTTTTGTTCACTATCTAATACCCAAGCACTACTGTAAGGAATCGGTTTTAATGCTACGCTATAGATGCCATGGAAGCCCGACATAGCCCAAGGAGACAAATTAAAATCAGGAGATTCAATAATTGGCATATCCCATGTCTTAATATAAACTGAAGAGAGATTGGGTGGATATATGTCGATCAAATCATTATTCGTTGTGTAATAATGTTGAAAGATGGACATAGTTCCGGCATTGGGATTAGAAACCCATAATTGCGGATTGATCCACAAACTACTCAAAGGAATGCTGTTGTAAACCAATCCAGCGGAAATTTGAAATTGTACAGAAGAAAGCGACGTGTCAACAGAAAGGAAATTCTTTGTATAACCTGGTGATAAAAACTCTTCCCTAATATGATACAAATTATTATCATTATCAGCAATGTCAGAATCTACTCCAACAGTCGTTGCGGTTAAAGACAACGTATCCGAGTTATATGGCAACAATCTATTGAATTCGTTAGAATATCGTTCAATAGGATACTCTGTATTATTATCTGTGGCAATAAAATACGGAATAGGAACAGAAGTCCATTTGGGATTTGAAAATTGACTAATTCCGTTTTCTGTTATCTTGAGATAATTGGGATTTTGATCTGCTACAATATAAGGAACGAATGTTAAAGCGGTACTATTACTCCATCCTGGTAATTCTATACTTTGACGATACCCATCTTGACCGACACGTATTCCACTAGTTTCTAATTGAGCCCATATAGTTGTATATGGAACTCCTGACAACACATTAAAAACGTTACTTAAATCATCAATGTAATAAAATTCTGCAAATCCAGATACACCAACAACAGTTCCTGTATTAGAAAAATTACCATTTTCGTCAATACGAATAAGGCTGTCTGTTGTTAACAATCGGTCTACTGTCTTTTTATTGACATCTAAAAATCTCCATTGGGGATATGTGAATCCCCATTTATCCTTAACGGTATTTGGGGGATAGGATTCAGAAAATTCACTATAAAGCGCAACAGAATGTAAATGAACATCTGAAGAATAAACAACCACCTTAAAAGGAAAGGCATTATAATATCCCGCAAAAGTAGGAGGCGGAACTGTATCAAAATAAATACTCTCGCTAAGGAAATTGGTGACATCTACAGCTGTCATCGCGGAGAGCATAGTAGACTCTGTTTTGACATAGCATTTAACATCATAATGACCAGGAAGTTGATAACTATGCTCTACGGTTTCTCCTATTTCATAATGACTATCTCCGAAATCCCACAATACCTCAATAACATCAGATATACTCAATGATTCCCCGTCTTCATCAAGAATAAGTTCAAGAAGTTCAGTAAGAAGACTACCATCCGTATTAAAAACAAATGGCGTAGCTTTAGCAAACCCGCTATATCTATTGGCTGTAAAAAACATTTTTAGAATTCACCTGATGATATATTTCCAACAGATTCGACAACGTCGATTTTGTCTGATAATGTATCTAAATTATTAAAAACAGGAAATTGCACATTAGATAAAGTGAAATTTTGGTTATACACATTAATACTGTTTTTGTAAATGTTGTCCCAAACTGCTAAAGATATTCCCTCAACAACTTCGTTATTATAAACAGTTTGAATATTATCAATACCGTTAATATTCAACACATCCGAATTTAATTGTGATATGTTGATATATTGTCCTAATTGAATATTTTCTCTTGTAAAATAACTAGAAAATATGTTTACCACATCATTAATAATGGCCGATGATGCCCTCTTGTTGTTTAATGTCTTAGTAATACGCAATTTGGTATTTTGTGAATTGGTGTAATGTAAATCATTCACGGTACTTTTAATACCAAAATCAAACACCAGATAAACAGGATCTATAATAATCACATTAGAGGTTAATATTTTATTACTATCTAAGGTAGTGTTAATTAACTCCTTTTGAGCAGCATTCAAATATAATTGATATTTGTTCTTAGGAACTATATACACATAAACATTATTAAAATTACAAGACGTACCAAATTTGACCTGACTATAAAGAATGCGATTTTCTTTCTGAGGATCATCTAATCCAATTCCATAGTAATATCCAATATGATCCTTGAGAAATTCTTCGTTGTTCAATACTTTGACATCGTTGATAATATTGCTAAAGTTGACGCGAGTATAAACATCGTAATCTTGGCTTGTGATTAAGCGATATTGAGTATGAAAAAGCTTTGGAGCATTGGTTCTAATACTATCCACACTTTCTTCTTTCGTATAAGAATTAGAAGGAAACGTATTATCTAATTTCACATTTTGTAATTGTGCGGGAGATAAGTTTGTTACATTAAATTGAGTATCTTCTAATATACTACCAAAATTATTAGAATTGTATCGAATGAAAAAACTATCGCGAAGAGAATTTGGTCCTATTCCATCGGATACCGTATCTACACTGAGATAATAAACTAATACCTGATCGCCAGAGTTTAATTTCTTTCCATTAATATCATTCCCAAATTCGATTTCATAACGTTTATTGGAATTATATCGAACCTTATAGTCTTGAGAAGAACTTTCACTTAAAAACAATTCTTCAACTCGATTCCATTTTACCCAAGATGTTGTTCCTGAAAGTTTTACATAAACATCGATATTGAAATGGTCGATAAAAATAGTATCATCTACCGCAAGATAAATAATTTCATTTTCAGATCCCACGGCAGTGTATAAAGGATATTCATAATATTGACCTTGATAAAGGGTTAAGTCTTGGAAATTGCTAGTAATTTGTTCCAACGTATCATCTGCTGTTTTGATGAACTGGATATCTTCATTACTACAAAAAATGGTTCCACCTAAACGAAGATATGAATATCGAGGAATACAATAACTTCCTGCAGAAATGCTTTGCACACTATATCCAAAATTAACATTACCAGCTTGTTTACCTATGGGATTGTAACTAATGAGTTTAACAATGCGGTTCATGTTCTCATAAATTTGGGCTTCAGAAAACATACTTTCCGAAGCTGTTTTATTTAATTGAAAAAGCAATGTGCTAAATACTAAAGAAACAATATCGATCACCGCAGACAAATTTGATCCTTGATAATTTTGTTCTGTAAAAATTCCTCCCTGATTTAATCGTTGAATCACCAAATCTCTGATATTGGTAGCATCAAATTGTGTGTAGGAGGTTATTGTTGAAAGGTCATCGGCCATATTAGTTAATAGTGAAATTATTTAGTCCAAGCACAAGATTTATCGACGCATTATCGGTTGGAAAATTTGGATACTGTACTTTTATAGATATTTGATATTGATTAGCATCAGGATCTGGTCTTACAAGGGTTTCCTTCAAAACTATCCGGGGTTCAAATGTTCTTATCTTTTGACTAATTTTTTCCCCCAAGAGAAAGGCATTAGTATTGGTAATAGCAGAAAATAGATAAGTTTCTAAATTTACTCCAAATTTAGGAGACAATACCTTTTCTCCTGGTTTTGTATTAAATAAGTTACGTAAAGAATTTTTAATAGCTTCGGTATCAATATCTACTAAAACATCTCGGCTTAATTTGGGATTATATCCCACACCAATAGAACGGCCTACATTCATATCTAAATGGAGATCCTTATAAGTAAATTCCGGAGAACTATTTGTAGTACCCGTATTAGTGTTAAAATTAATCACTGCCACAAAAATACTTATTGGGTATGATAAGTATTAGTAACGTCATGGATCACTCTAAGACCATCCAAAAATTTAACAAATTCGATATATTAGCAGAAGCAGCCTTTAGCCACTATGCCAATGGTGGATTTACTGAGGGTTCTCCTTTAAAAATCAAAAAATCATTTCTTAATAGTGATTATTTTAAACAACACTATTCCGGTTCTAAGGATTTTGTTAATTGGTTAAAATCAGAAATCGATCGAGATGCTACTTTTTGGATCCACCGAGTTGTTAAAGACGGTCCTGGTCAAGATATTAAAGACGCTAATGACAATTTTGGTGCTGGTAATGTTTATTTAGAAATCAAACCAGATCCTCGTGTTGTGCGATGGCCAACAGAGCTTAACAAATTTGTTCTTCCTGCTAACTTTGATTATGTCGAAGTCTGGACTGATGCAATCAATCTTCCTCCATTAGATGCTATTCGCAAGGATTACGAATACGAAAAAATCAAAGAATACGAAAATGATACTAAATTAGGAAACCATCCAGAGGATGACGAACTTCCTAAAAATAATACTTCACTACCAAATGCTAAAAAATGGGCAGATAAAAAACCCGGCGCTGGTAACACTCCTAAGAAGTATTAATCGATTTCATATATATTTTGATTGACCGGATTTAACCAAACAAATGGTTTCTTTTTTTCAATCATTTGTTGAAATACGTTATGGGTTCCTCCTTTGTTCCCATCAAATACGATCAATCCTGCATCGGTCTTTTCAACCATTAAACTATTACGTATATTCCATATTTCAATAGCATTCTTAATACACGCTTCTCGTTGTTCTGCCCAAATAGAATTCATAGTGTCTTTTTGGCCTTCAAAAGGAATACAAGCCACATACTTTATATTGCATTGGACACAAGATTCGCAAAACCAAAGATCTACTCCGCTAGCCATGCCAGACAATCCCATCGAGGTTTGGTTTAAAAAGGTTTTTTCAAGGGCATGCTTAATCGCAGCTTGAATCCATCCAATGTCATAACATTCTAGTTTATGTATTCGATGGCCTGATACTAAAGTTTTCATTGGATTATTAATGCTACGATATCTTCTTCAGCAAACCACGCTACTTCTTTTTGTCCTTCTATTTTAAATCCGTACCAATTTTCGCGAAAGTCAAATTCGCGAAAGTCAAATTCGCGAAAATTGCAATTCCCTTAAAATGATTATAATCGTAAGGCCCAAAATAAGCAATTACATACTTTTTATCTTTTTCGGGTATCATTTTAATTTAAAGATGTGTGCAGCCATATACGTCTTTCAAATACAAGAGCAATTCGTCCCCATGTAATTTGCACCTGATTTCCTCTATAATAGACAGCCTTCCATATGCGGAACCATTTCCAGCAATTTCCTTTAGAGTACCAATTAATTCGTTGAAGTTTCCATTTCATTTTAAAAATAAATTATAGTAGTAATTATAGATCTCCACATCTTCAGGGACTCCAAAAGAAATATATTTGGTTGCTTTGTATCCCATAACATTCAAACCATCCCTAATCATGAAATTATACGGAACTGTAATATAAAATTCGTTATTAACTCTCTCTTCGTTATTCACCAGTTCATCGAAATACTTTTGCACTAGTTGCCTGCGTTTGAAATAATAAATTCCACTAGAAGATGGTTCATTTAATTGATCATCAGTAAAATGTCCCTTTTCTTTAACCTCTAAAACTTTAGATCCTTCCATTCTTAAATGACAAAAACTTTTGTTATAAGCAGTATGTGGATGAAATCCTTTATGGTAAACCATTAATCCATCGGGATTATGTATCTTTATGAATGCAGCGAATTTTTCGTAATCCCATGGAATATAAAGATCATTGTATATAAATAAATAACCTTCATCTTCTTCATCATCAGGAATATCCTTTAAAGCTTGTAATACACTAACCACAGGCCCGTCCGGATGGTCCTTGATTGCAATTACATTACACCAAGGAAACTCTTCTTTTAAATATTCACTCAATCGATAATTAGTTTCATCCGATTCTTTGATGATAAAATAACAATCACTATAATCATCTGGATGATCAAATGAAGGTTCCCGTGTCATACTCACGTTCATTTCAATGACCAAATTTTTACCTACTTGAACAAGAGGTTTAATCGGATATCCTTTATCTAAAAATCGTTGACTATGCCCTGAAAGTAGAAATATCTTTTTCATTAGATCATCCCCGCCTTTTCTAAAATTTCCAGATTCTGATCTTCGTATTGTTTATAAGGACGAAGACAATGCAAATCTATATAACGTCCTTCTTTTAAAAGGTCTTCATTATAGACATATTTACCATTCACTGCTTGGTTGCGATCTATACGTTCGATTTTATTATTATATCCAGTACCTATAAATTGAATGTGGTTGCTATTGCAAGCTTTTTGAATTTCTTCTGTTGATCGTTGTTCCTCTTTACACCAAAGAACTTCTGTAAAATCAGAAAGACTAACTTGTTCCTGGCTAGCTAAAAGTTCTTTATATTCTGGAAGATTTAAAAAATAATCATAATCCTTTTTACTAAATGTAGGTTTATATAAATCTTGAAAAACATCACCAAATGCTACATGATAGTGTGCTGGAAAATTTCTATTATAAATAGGGTTAACTATAATTTCATTTTCCTTATTTATTGCTGCTTTGTGATGTGACCAACAATCATTATTCGGAATGTTGCCCTGGCTGTTAAGATGTATATAACTTCTGCCAGAATTAAATGTATTAATAACGTTTTTAAAATAATCGGTTTGCAAGGGAAACATATCAATGTCTCCAATTATCCACACATCATCAGGACGCAAAGAAGGATATAGAAATTTAGACCAAACTATTTGAATAACCTTAGGAACATTGGTATGCAATGCCATCTCATGCACTTCACCATATTCTTCTGATAACCCCTTATTTTCTCCAAACAACAAACAGATAGGATTGTAATGGAATTTAGTTCGCCAAATCTTGGCTTGTAAATTCCAAAAATCACTATATTCCGGTGATGTTGAAAATACGATATTAGTCATTACAAATTTTCATTTACTGAAACCAAACAACAAAAGAAATTGATCTCATGATCCACTACAAAAGCATCGCGATAAAGATGTTCGCCTATTTGAAGAATCATTTGTTTCTTTTTACTTTCTTCCACTTTAGATACAAAACAAGCTTCCATTAATTCTTTTAAAAGGTTCTGATAATTTCCTCCAAACTGTTGTTCAGATTCAATAACTACCTTACGAAGTTTTAATGGGGAAGTTTTCTTTAATAATTCCGTAAACAAAACAGTAGCAAAGGATTTAGTATTGTCATTACTACTCAATACCAATGATCCCGTATTACAACATTTTTGTAGATCGTTTAATACTTTCCTTAAATCAGGAAATCTGTCATTAACGAACTTGACTAATTTAATTTCCGTGCCTGGCGGAACTTCTATTTTTTCCTTGGATAAAATTTCCAATACCTTCTTTTGATATTGTTCTGGTTCTACAATAAAAGGAAATGATACGCAACGAGATCTTAAAGGTTCAATTATCTTATGGAGATAATTCGCCGTAAGAACAAAACGAGTAATCTCATGATATTCCTCCATAATATTACGAAGACACCGTTGGGCTTCTGGGCTCATAGAATCACAATTCGACGTTAATATACCGGTTTCAATATAAAAATTATTAGTTACGGGCACATGCAAATCATATACTCGTTTTTTGGTATATAACTTTTTAATTGAAATTATTTTCATTTTAGTATATGTTTAATCATTTTATTATATTGTAATATATTAAATTTGTCAAATTTTTTTATATCGACAAATTGAAGAATGTTTGATTCATTCACCCATACGAATTTGATATTGTTTGCAATGCAATGTTCTATTATTTTAGACATTTTATGTATTTGTTTTAAATACATTGATTTGGGTTTAATCTCATATATTGTATGTGTTTTAGCATCATAAAAATCTGCGATATAAATTTTGTTTTCATTTCTTTCATTCACATATAAAATTCTTAAAGTTTCATAATCCACATAATACCAATTGCATACATAAAAACACGCTTCCCACGAACTTCTGAATTTATAATCTATTCCATTAACCCGAACAACCGCACTCCAATGTGTCCATGCATTGGTTATTGGTGGAACAAATTTGCCTTCGGCTATTAATTTCTTCATAGTCACGGATTGTTTTATTGCAGCCTCTTTTCGGGATTGAATTCCTTTCTCTGTTATACTAAATTTTGACATAAATTCCGAATTTTTAATGCCTTGCTTTTTATATTGAGCCTGAGCTTCTTTAGTTTTAGACCATCGTATATTATGTTCTTTTATGGCTTTGTATTTATCAGATTTTTTGTCTATTGGACCTCTTTGCCAAACATAGAATTTCAAGCATTCCGGGCAGTATTTACGAAACCCCTTTTTATTTTTACCCCTTTGCATTGCATAATAATAACTTTCAATACCCAATACATTAGAACAGTGTGTGCACTTTTTTTCGGGCTCTAATCTAAAGAAAAACTTGTTACAAGAACCAAAATCCATGTGTCGAATTACATCATTTCTCCACTTGTAGTATGAATCAAAAATTTTATCTATAAACAATGATTTAAATTTGTGCTGTGATTTATACCTGATAAATAATATTTCAATTTCTTTATTTGAAAATGTTTTACGATCATATCTATTTTTATTACTCACACAATTACTCACACAATTACTCACACAATTACTCACACAATTACTCACACAATTACTTATGCGAGTCTGCTGTTAATTGGTCACATTCTGGAGATATTATCTCCATAATATTATTATCCATTATTTCTTGCAAAGTTTTACGAGTTCTAACGCCATCAACCAAAACATACCATTTATGACTGCTTGTGCATTTGACCTTATCACCATTTTCAAATTCTATTTCATATACATCATTTTCTCCCTTGTCCATTTTAAGAAAGGGTGCCCATATAAATTCATTTTTATCAAAATGAAACGATTTAACCAAATCAGTTTCTGGAATTAAGTTTTTAATGGATATTTTTTGCATCGCACCATCACGCAAAACAATTACTAATGTATCTTCATCTAAACACTCATCCAAAACAACCACCTTAATTTTGCCGTCCAAAGAACGTGTTTGAGAAAAATTAACTACCTTTTGACGTATTGTATCTACTCCACTTTCATCACTAGCATTGATATAAAGATATTGACATTTAAGAATATCCCTAACTACTACTTTGGCTAAAGTAGTTTTGCCTATTCCCGGTGAACCATAAAAAAGACAATTATTGATTCCATCATCCTTTAAGTTACTAAAGTAAGACTT